TCAGCTGCGAGGGGCACGCCTATGGGGTTCGGAAGATGGATCCGCACACGCCGCGAGGCGGCCGGGATCACGCTGAACGACTTCTCCCGCCGCCTGGATATCTCCCCCGCCTACTGGTCACGGATCGAACGCGAGATGGAAAAGCCGCCGAAGGACGAGCTGATCGAGAAAGCGGTGCAGGCTTTGGCGTTGTCGCTCGATCAGGCGTTCATCCAGGCCCGCCGTTTCCCGCCGGATATGCAGCGCGACATCGCCACCGCGGTGCATGCCTACCGAACGTTCAAGCAAAAAGAGGAGGACCGCCAATGACGCAGAAGCAGGTGAATGTCTGGTACCGGTATCAGAGCATCACCGCCAAACCACTGTACATCAGCAATGACGACGTCCGTCGCGTCGCTGCCGATGTACGCGGACAGCTGGTTTCCGCAGTGGACGCCCATCGGCTGACCCGTGACCATCTGCTGGCGATCGGGACGATCCAGGCGAATGGCGTGCGCCTCGGCGTATGCTGGTCGACCGACTATCCAGTGACCAACGAGCAGGACGAGGCGGTCCTCGGCGTGTGTGAATACGACCATCGCGGGATGCCGGACACCGCGCTGATTTCCGTCAATCCCGATCTGACCCGCGACAATGACGGACTGCTGCTCGGCACGCTCGCCCACGAGCTCGGGCACGCGATCTTCGACGTCCCGGCTTGGCGGACGGTCTCCTGCCAGAACACCTTGCCTGGGCTTCTCGGCGAGTCGATCCACCGTGTCTTTCGTGCGGTGACGACCGACGAGGAGCATCTCACCAGTTCGGTGCGGAAGGCCGGCGAGCGGGACTTCGGGGAGTGGCGGGCCAACGAGTTCATGGGCTCACTGCTGGTGCCGCGCGACCTCCTGGCCGCCCGCCTGCGGCACCATGCCCCGGCGATCGGCATTCCGTTGGAAGCGCGCCCGGCGCCGGGCTTGCTGGCGTCCGTGGCAGCGGCTTTCCGCCTCGCCGCCAGCGTCGACCGACGGTTCGCCTTCGCGATCGGCATCCTGCTCCACCGTCTCGCCGACGACTTCGGCGTGTCGCTGAAGTTCATCCAGGTCCGGCTGCTGCGTTACGGCCTGGCGACCGGCGAGCAGCTCGGGATGGCATCGGAAGAGCGCCGACCGCGATACGGGCTTAATCGCTGATCGCCGACGCCTTTTTTGCGACCACATAGTTGCGCGTTTAGTCAACTAACAATTTCTCTGGGGGAAACACTGGCGATGCTGGTGAGACGGCCAGCTATTTGCGAAAGCGCCGAAGACGAGGTCCGCGGGATGACCGAGGAGTTCGTCCGGGTGGCGATGGAGACGGCGACTCACCACGCGCGGCGGATCGCGCGAACGCTGCGGCTCGGTGGCGAAGACGTGGCCGATCTTCGCCAGGAGTTGCTGCTGGAAGTCCTTCGGCGCGCCGTCGTTTTCGACCGCGAGCGTGCGGCATGGACGACCTTCGTCACCATGATCATCCGCCACGCCGCCGACGAACTGGCGGATCGTTTCGCCTGCCTGCGGCGGCAGGCCGGCTGTTCCCTGGAGGACCGGGTGCGGACGCGAGACGGGGCTCGCGTCCGCCGTGGCGAAGTGCTGTCCGAGGCCGATGGGCTCGGCGCGCTCTGGTCGGGCGATCACGATCCGTATGCCGAAATCGAGCAACGGATCGACGTCGAGAGGTTTGTCGACAGCCTGCCGGACCGCCTGAAGCGCCTCTGTCGGCTTCTCCAGGACGAGCCGCCGGCGGAGGCGCAGCGCCTCTCCGGTCTGTCCAAATCCGACTTCTATCGGCAGCTCGATGAGCTCGCCATGCGCCTGCAGGCGGTGGGTCTGGGGAGGGGGTACCCCGTGGGAAAAATCGGCACCTCGACCGGTACATAAGAAGCAGAACGTCGCCACCACTCCCACCCTGGCGCAGGCCGCCGCCGAAAGGATAGCCGATGACCGTCATTGTCCCGATCCACTTACCGCCCGAGGAGAGCGATACCTTCGCGCCGCCGCGACCGGCACCGCAGCTGGTCTGCGACGCGCCCGGTTTCTGTCAGTGGCTCGCCGACGCGGCGCCGGGAACCAGCCTGACCTATTTCCGCGGTCACCTCGCGTTCGACCGCATGCCGAGCACCAGCCCGTTCCCTGAGCCGGAGCGCAAGCGTCTCGTCGCCCTCGCCAACAGGGCTCTGCAGATGGCCGAGGATGGTCGCGTCCATCTCGTCCAGCGCCGGCATGGTCCTCAACAGTACAGCTACGTCGCCGTCAAGGCCCGTCGTCGTCTGATCGGCCCGGTCGTTCCTGTGGGCGCCATGGCCGGCCGCTGAGTGCCGGCAGGAGGATCAGCCGTGGGCCTGAGGATCATCACCGCCGATCGGCGCCTCGCCGAGGCGAACGGCAAGACCACCATCGCACTGTTCGGCCCTTCCGGTGTCGGCAAGACGTCGCTGCTGAAGACCCTGCCGCCGGAGATGACAGTCTGCATCGACCTCGAGGCCGGCCTCAAGTCGGTGCAGGGGTGGCGCGGCGAGTCGATCTCGATCCGCATGTTCGCGGACGCCGTTGACGTCGCCTGCCTGATCGGCGGCGTCGACCCGGCGGCGCCGGCCGACGGCTTCTTCTCCGAGGCGCACCATCAATACCTCAGCGAGACCTATCCGGATCTCGCCGCCCGCATCGCCGGCAAGCGGATCATCTTCGTCGATAGCATCACCGATCTCACCCGCCAAGCGATGGCCTGGGCGAAAACACGGCCGGAGGCGTTCAGCGAGAAGACCGGCAAGGCCGACACCCGCGGCGCCTTCGGCCTGCTCGCCCGCGAGGTGATCGCTCTGCTCAAGCACCTGCAGCACGCGCCGGGCAAGACGGTCATCTTCGTCGGCATCCTGGAGCGCGTCGTTGACGAGTTCAATCGCGAACAGTGGCAGCCGCAGATGGAAGGCGGCAAGGCCGGCCGCGAGTTGCCGGGGATCGTCGATCAGGTGATCTCGATGAGCCTCTTCGAGCCGGAGGGCGATGGCTGGCGACACGAGCCGACCAAGGGCCAGGTCCGCCGCCTCGTCTGCCGTGCCGGCAATCCCTTCGGGCTTCCCGCCAAAGACCGGTCGGGACGCTTGGGCGTCACCGAGCCCGCCGACCTCGGCGCGCTGCTTTCCAAGATCAACCGCACTTGAAGGAGTTCACTCATGTTCGACCTGAACGACGTCGAGCCGATGCACTCGGGAGAGCTCATCCCCGACGGCAGCTTTGCCAAGGTGACGATGACCCTGCGGCCCGGCAGCATCGACGGTTTCGCCGAGATCGACAGGGGCCTGCTGAAGCCCTCGAATTCTCCCGGCAGCGACGTCCTATCGCTCGACGGCGAGTTCACCGTCGTCGAGGGACCCTTCGCCAAGCGCAAGTTCTGGCAGACCTTCACGGTGACCGGCGGCAAGGTGGACGACAAGGGGGCCTCGCTCGGCTGGAACATTTCGAAGCGGATCTTCCGGGCGATGATCGACAGCGCGCTCGGCCTCGATCCCGACGATAAGAGCGAGGCGGCGAAAGCGAAGCGGCAGCTGCGCGGGCTCGCCGATCTGAACGGCATCACCTTCGTCGCCAAGATCGCGGTCGAGCCGAACAAGGATCCACGCTATCCCGACCACAATCGGCTCGACTGTCCCGTGCTGCCAGCCGAGAAGGAGTGGCGCGCGGTGATGAACGGCGAGACCGTGGCAGCGCGGCCGTCGAAGCCCCGCGCGACGAGCGGCGCGGCGAGCGCCCAAGCGCCGGCGTGGGCCGGCGCGCAGCAGAAGCCCGCGTCGGCTCCAACGACGGTAGGGACGCCGCCGTGGCGACGTGCGGCCGAGACGTCCGCACCGGCTCCGCAGCCAGCGCCGCCGCCTGCCACACAGCCGGCAAAGCCTGCGGGGCCTGCCTGGCTGAATGGCTGACCGCAGCACCCGCGACATCTTGCAGATGCCCGACGACGGCCATGACCGACGAGGCATGGCAGGCGCACGTGACGCGTGAGGCGGCAAGGGACATCGGCAGATGGCTGGAAGGAAGAGGGCGACTGCATCAGCCCATCGCCGCCCTCAGCTTGCGCGAGTTGGAGTGCATGGCAACGGCGGCAATCAGCCGGTTCGTAGTGCTGGCGGCGGAACGGATCCGGAAACAGCCGCAGGATGGCGAGGACCTAACGGCGCTGCTGCTGCACCCGGGCTATGCGCCGTCTGCGGCCGGCAGGACCGGGGCTTCGGCTACACGCATGAGCTCTGCTTCGACCGCTACCCCAGCTACCGCTTCTGCTCGATGCGCTGCCTCCACGCCGGCTCGGCGATGGCAGGAAGGAACAACGGCATGATCGACAAGTCCGACATGGAAAAGCAGGCGATCCGGGATGCCCGGCGGTTCTTCGCCGAGGCGTTGACCGAGCTCGGCCTGATGGCGTCGTTTGAGGACCGTTCGGCCGCCGAGATCGACCGGCTGATCGAGGCCTGCGTCGACGGTTTCCAGGACTCGATGCAGCGGCAGGCGCTGAACGACGATCTGCCATTTTGACCGTGGACAACGCCCTCGACCCCGACCTGATGACCCCCGCAGAGCGTCTGGCCGAAGTCGGCGAGATCCTGGCGGCCGGCCTTCTGCGGCTGCGGGCGAGGGAGCGTGAAGCCGGCGACCACGGAGACGTTTCTCTGGACTTCCCCGCCACCCCGAGCGTCCATGCGAGAAAGCGTAGGCACAGAGAAAATGCATGCAAAACAGTGTCTTAGCGCAGCTGCTGGCGCTCCCGAGCAAGACTACGCCCGAGCTGAAACAGCTCTGGCGCGACCTCTACGATCGCGAGCCGCCACCTTACAACAAGCCGTTCCTGGTCAAGCGGCTCGCCTACCGGCTGCAGGAACTGGCGTTCGGCGGGCTTTCGTCGCGGGCCGAAGCGAAGCTGAAGGAGCTGATAGAAGAGGAGGATCGGCGGGTCAAGGGCAAGCTGCCGGTGCGCAAGGTTGACCGCCCGATTGTCGGCACGCGGCTGATCCGCGAATGGCAGGGCGTCGAGCACACCGCAACCGTGCTCGACGACGGCTTCGAGTATCAGGGCCGGCGCTACAAGTCGCTGTCCGCCATCGCGCGTACGATCACTGGCACGCGCTGGAATGGCCCAGCGTTTTTCGGCCTGCGCAATCATCGGAGCGCCAAGTGAAGGCTCCGGTCCGCAAAGTCCGCTGCGCCATCTATACCCGCGTCTCGACCGACGAGCGGCTCGACATGGAATTCAATTCCCTCGACGCCCAGCGCGAAGCGGCGTTGTCGTACATCGCCAGCCAGAAGCACGAGGGGTGGATCCTTGTCGGCGACCGGTACGACGACGGGGGCTTCTCCGGCGGTACCATGGATCGCCCCGCGCTGCAGCGGCTCCTGCGCGATGTCGAGAGCGGTCGCATCCACGTCATCGTTTTCTACAAGGTCGACCGGCTCAGCCGCTCGCTCACCGACTTCGCGAGAATTGTTGAAGTATTCGAAAATAATAATGCTTCTTTTGTCAGTATCACGCAGCAGTTCAACACCACCACCTCGATGGGCCGGCTGACGCTCAACATCCTGCTCAGCTTCGCCCAGTTCGAGCGCGAGGTGATCGGCGAACGCATCCGCGACAAGTTCGCCGCGTCACGCCGCAAGGGCATGTGGATGGGCGGCACGCCGCCGCTCGGCTATGACGTCGTCGACCGCAAGCTCATCGTGAGCGAGACGGAGGCCGAGCTCGTCCGGTTGATCTTCGAGCGCTTTCTGCGTGTCGGCTCGGTGACGAAGCTGGCGCAGGAGCTGCGCCGCGCGGGGCGTACGACGAAATCGTGGACGACGCAGGACGGCAAGCATCGCCCGGGCAAGCCGATCGACAAGTGTGCGCTCTACAAGATCCTCGGCAATCGGGTCTATCTGGGCGAGGCGGTACACAAGGGGACGTCCTATCCGGGAGAGCACGAGGCGATCATCGATCAAGGCACTTGGGACAAGGTCCACGCAATCCTCGCCGAGAACACGGTCGCTCGCGCCAACGGCACGCGCGCGCAGACGCCAGCGCTGCTGCGCGGCCTGATCTTCGCGCCCGGCGGGCACGCGATGACGCCGTCGCACTCGCGCAAGGCCGGCAAGCTCTACCGCTACTATGTGGCGACCGATGCGATTCGCCGTGGCTACGCGGAGTGCCCGGTACGCAGCGTACCCGCCGCCGAGGTGGAGGAGGCCGTCGTGGCGCAGGTGCGGCACCTGCTACGCACACCCGAAATCATCGCCCGGACGTGGGCGGCGACGCGAGCCGAAGTTCAGATCCCGGAGCGCGAGGTCGTCGAGACGGTCACCGACTTCGCGCCGTTGTGGGACGAGCTCTTCCCGGCCGAGCAGGCACGGATAGTGCGGTTGCTGGTGGAACGGGTCGACATGGCGCCGGATGGCATGACGGTCCGATTGCGCGCCGAAGGGCTGCAGATGCTGGTCGAGGAACTTCAGTCGCGGGAGGCGAAAGCGGCGTGAAGACGAAAAGGAAGGTCGCAGGCCAGAACTGGGAGTTCGACGGCTCGACGATTACCGCTCGCATCCCGATGACTTGGAAACGTCACGGCGGCCGCAAGGTGATCATCGCGCCGGACGGCGGTGACGCGTGGGCGCCGGCGAAACCACGCCGGGACGAGACGCTGATCCGCGCGCTGGCGCGGGCGCATCGGCTTCTACGGCTCACGTTGCTGGCGCCCGACATTCAGGAGGCGATTCTGGAGGGACGGCAGCGGAGGGGGATGACGGTCCAGGATCTGACGCAGGTAGTCCCAAGTGCTTGGACAGAGCAAAGATACATCATCGGGACTCTCCACCCGTAACAAGGCACGGAACTGCTGATTTAGAAAACCAACCCCGAATGACCAACCGCGATCGCGTTCACGTAGTTGCAGCCGCGGAGCTGATCGGCGAGGAGCGCCGCCGGCACGAGGTTTCATAGAGCGTGCGGTGCGGCAGGCACATCGTAATCCGGATCGTGGTGCGGTTATCGCCGGCAACCGGCCGGCTTTTAGCGGAAGAGGTGGATGCCGGACCGCCGCCATCGACGCCTGCGCCATTCTTGCATGTCCTGGCCCTACATGACTGTCTACACCACCGCGAGCCATGCATGCCGAGAACCATAGGCTCTTTCTACAGAGCCGATAGATGACCTACACGTCAGTCGCCGAGAACCATGCCTTCACGGCGGGGATCGGCGCCGCCTTGGAGGCTGGCCGATGTGACGACAATTCCCTGGAGACCACTTTCCAGTTCTTTAACAACGATGGCGTGTCCGAGCTGCTCAAGAGGACCTTTCAGGGCGACAAGTGGCGTTCCGGCCTCCAGTTCCGTGGGCCCGTTGCGGTTCACGAAATTCGGCAGATCAATGGCGTTCTGAATGTCGAGATGCCAATCGAGCACACCGACCAGGGTCTTGACTACATAGCCGATGATCTGAGGGCCCCCCGGCGAGCCGACAGTCACCACCACGCGCCCCCGATCGTCGAACACCAGCGTCGGCGCGATCGAGCTGCGGGGCCGCTTCCCGGGCTCGGCGCGGTTGGCAACGGGAATGCCGTCGCGCTTGGGAGCGAACGAGAAATCGGTCAGCTCGTTGTTGAGCAAGAAGCCGCGCACCATGAGCCGGGAGCCGAAGGTGTTCTCGATGGTCGTGGTCATCGCGACGGCGTTGCCGCGCTCGTCGATGACGCTCACGTGTGTGGTCGATGCCGCGGCGTCGTCGCGGACGGGCCTCATGTCCGAGCCTGTAATGACCTCGGTGGGCCGACCGGCCTCTACCGGACCGGGAGCCGCGTGATCGGCGATCAGGCGGCGGCGTTCGGCGAGATACGCCGGGCTAAGCAGCGCCGCTATCGGCACGTGCACGAAGTCGGGATCGGCGATGTACGCATCCCGATCGGCGAAAGCGAGCCGGCTCGCCTCAGCGATTCGATGAACCGCGCCAAGTGATTCCGGCTCTCCGCCGGACAGGTCGAAGGGCTCCAACAAGCCCAAGATTTGCAGCGCGGTGACGCCGCCCGAAGACGGCGGGGGCATGCCGCAGACGCGCCAAACGCGGTACGCTCGGCAGACCGCTTCGCGCTTGACCGGCCGGTAGGAGGCCAAGTCGGCTTCGGTCAGGAAGGCCGGGTTGCGCGCGGCGAAGCGCACCGTGCGGACGATGTCCTTGGCGATTTCGCCCTCATAGAATGCGCTCGCGCCGTCCTCCGCGATCCGCCGCAACGTGTCTGCAAACGCTCTGTTGGTCAGCAACATACCCACCGGCCAGGGTTGGCCAGCGTCATCGTAAAAGATTCCTGCCGCTTCGGGAGAGTTGCGTAAGTAAGAATCTTGAGCAATCATCCTATGCAGCCGTGGCGACATCGGAAAGCCGTTTTCCGCGAGTTCCATCGCCGGTTGGAACAGCGATCTCCACGGCCCACGGCCATAGTCCCGATGAGCGGCTTCGAGCATGCGCAAAAGCCCCGGCACGCCGACGGAGAGCCCTCCGACGACGGCATCAAAGAATTCCCGCGGCTTGCCGTCCGCATCCAAGAACATATCCGGCCGCGCCGAAGCTGGAGCGGTCTCACGACCGTCGTAGGCGACGAGCTTCCCCGCTTCCGCATCGAAGAAGAGGAGAAACCCGCCTCCGCCGATACCCGAATGCTGAGGTTCCACCAGGTTTAGCACCATCTGCGCGGCGATTGCGGCATCGATGGCGCTGCCGCCGGCGCGGAGAACCTCAAGGCCCGCCTTGGACGCGAGCGGGTGAGCCGTTGCGATCATCTGACGGTGACCTAGCGCCGGAGCGCCAGATGGCTTCCCGGCCGACAATGGCTCTAGTGGCCGGTTCTGAGGTGCGCACGCGAGCGCGCCCATAAGCGTAAGCACGGCGAGCGCCATGCGCGCAAGGCCAGCAACCGCGCTCATCGGGTCTTGGTGCGCCCCGGGCAATGCCGAACGAGCGCATAGTCGGGTTAGATGCCGCTCTACCTTCATGATACCGCCTCATCGAAGACGATACTGGAACAGCACTAGTGTACAGGAGCTGCCTTAGAGCGCACGACGCGGGTCGAAGGGACCTTCATTACTACGGTCAGAACATACATTCCGTGTCAACCCCCTGGCGGCGACGCTTGGGCGCCGGCAAAGCCACGCCCAGACGAGGCGCTGATCCGCGCGCTGGTGCGGGCCCACCGTTGGAAGCGGCGGCTGGAACAAGGAAAATGCCGGACCGTCTCCGAACTGGCCGAGGCCGAGGGCCTCACCCGCAGCTTCGTCAACCGCCTGCTGCGGCTGACCTTGCTCGCTCCCGACATCGTTGAGGCGATCCTCGACGGCCGACAGCCGAAAGGGATGCAGCTCGAAGATCTCACCCAGGCGCTGCCCAGCGCCTGGGACGAGCAGCGGCGACGCCTCTTCGCGAAATAGGCGCCGGAATTCTCGGCAGCGAACCCCGCCGGCATCAACTGAAGGCGCCGTCGCGAACCCGATTGCGGCCGTGTGTTGGACGCCGAAAAGACCACGCCGAATCTGCGAGACTCGATTGGGCGAGGAGCGGAACCCAGCGGCACACCGCGTAGCAATGCCATCCGGGCTACTTACTAACGGCCCGCTTCAGGCGCGCGCCGATCGCGGCGCGTCGACCTACAAGCTGTGTTCGGCGACGTGTACCGACGGTGAGTACTACCGCAGCTTCGCTTCCCGCACGTCGCCGACGAGCGAGTCAAGGACGTCCTCTAGCGCGACGATGCCCAGCGTTTTCCTGCCGGCAAGGTCGCGTACGATTCCCATCTGGCCGCGGCCTTTCCGGAACGCTCTCAGAATATCCTCCTGTGAGAAATCGAGGGGAATGATGATCGGGGGCCGACACACGCGCTCAAAAGCGGCGTTCGATCTCTCTTTCTCGAGAAGCGGCCACACGTCCTTCATGCTTACCGTCCCGATGACCGAGTCTAGTCCACGGCGGCAGAGCGGGAGGCGGGCGTGCATGTGCTTCCGCGCCGCATCCAGGTTCTGCTCCAGGCTGCGCTCGAGCGAAACGTAAGAGACATTCTCAGCGGGAATCATGATTTCCTCCGACTGTTTGTCCGCGAACTCGAAGGCCCGGATGATGATCTCCGCTTCGCCGTCGCTGACG